TCATCTGAGAGCGCGTTGAATTTCCATTGCCACAATCTCCCCCAGCGATTCATTGCGCGCTTTAAGGTAACGCTCGGGTTGGCGTCGGCGGCAAATCCAATGCTTGGCTCATCGCATTTCCATGCCGCTGAAATGTGCAGGGTCATGCTGTCATGCATGGCCTTAATCATCTCGGTAAGTTTGGTTTTGTACCACTGCTCAATGCCGCAGTTGGCGCGAACGGCAACCAGCAACTTGTCGTTTTTACCGACAACTGGTTTACGCCTCGCCGTCGCCATCAGCATCTCCATAAGTGACATGAATAACGACAGGCGCGCCGGGGCTATCCTTTTTCTGCGTGATCTTATGCACGGTCATCTTAGCGTTGCGCGGCAAGAGCACTTCCTGCTCAGACTGGTTCGATGCGTGTTCTCCTACGTCGAGCCCTGCGGCGTTCTTCCCAGCGGTGATCTTCAGCACTACGCCACCAAGAGATCGCGCGCCCGCTTCACCTTGGTCCTTGGACGTGGACGCATAGGCTTTGTCGGATATCACGCTGCCGGGTTTTATCTCTTTTCCGCCGAGTAATGCCTTGGCCGCATCCTTGGACATGCCGCGGTAAAGCGTTGTGCCGGGCTCAACAGTGCCTTTGGCTATCGCAGCGTCAAGGCGTTCTATCTCTGGCCCACTGTCATCTCCGTCGCGCAATGCCGCGTTCACGCGCAGAAAATTATCTCCGGAGTACGATGAGAGTGTGGATTTCTCGTTAGGCGTTAATTTTTTTTTTGGTTTGTTTTCGCTACCGCTAGCACCACCGCCCCCTGAGCCGAATTTGCCATCATTCTTGCGCGGGTGTTTGGATTCCTCGAACGCGGCGTCCGCGCCAAAGCCTTCTAGTTCTTCACCATCGTCCTGCTCGCCATCCGGGTTATTCGGGTCGGTCTCCTCCATTGGAGGCTCTGGGGCGTCCCCGACAAGATTATTATAGCCGCTCATCGGATCGGCCATCAGGCGTTCGCGCTCCTCGTCTGGGCTAATGACTCCAGAGTTTATATAAGCAACGCCGGCATCGCCGTCGCTCTTACGTATCTCCGAAAGCTCTTTACCGTTGGGCTCGGTGAGCGGCACGTACTCGAATCCGATCGCATCGTCGACTTTGCCAAACAAGTCGAGTTGGCAGAGCGCAAGCACCAGGTTCAAGGGCTCGGTGTACTCGGACTCCTGGCGCGAGACGAGATGGTCGTACCACACCTGAATCTCGCCTTCGCTGGAGGCGTTGAGGCCCGAGGGCGTGACGCCGGTCAGCTTCACGAGCGGCATCTGCGCCACCGCCGCCATGTGCTCCTGCGCCTGCGCCTGGAGCTTATCGAGGCTCGCGAGTGTGGCTTCGACTTTGACCAAATCCTCGGCCGTCATGTCGAGCATCATCAGGCCCTGATTGTCGCGGGTCTGACGGAAGTAGGCGGCGCGGTTCAGGATGCTGGAGCCGTCTGCATTATTCGCCAGCACCGCGCTCATGTCGGTTTTCAGGACCATGATGCTGAAGTTGCGAATCAAATCCGAGACGCTATCCTTCGTGCGCAGCCACTGATTGACATAGTTCTCCATCATCTGCGTCAAGCTGATCCCACTGAAGTTGTACGATGGCTTCAGCAAGTCCGGCACTTCGCGGCTGATGAACGTGATGAAGCGGCTTGAGTGAATGCGGATGCCGTTCACGAGCCACGAGGTCGGGCTGTAGAAATCCGCCGCGGTCGGGTCGAGCGAGTTCCACACGAGGGGCGATGTCCACATCGGTTCAATCACTTTGAAGCCGAGCACGCTGCCCTTCTTCACCGTCGCTGAGTCAATCACGAGCGGCAGATACCGCTTGTCCTTTTGGCCCGCGATGTCAATGAAGATCTGGCCGCGGCCGAATGCGCCGTCGAGCGTGGCAGCTTTGCGAAAGTGCTCCTGCACGCGCTTGGCTTTGAACCACGCCTCGATCTGCTCAATGTCGTCGGACTTATCTCCCTTGCCAATCGACTTGAACTTAATCCACTTGCGCGTCATCTCCGCGGCAATGGTCGCGCTGGGAATCCGGTACTCGGGCCGCTGCATGAGCTCGGCCAAGTACGGATAGCCGGGGAAGTAGAGCCCGCAGCCGAACGTGCCCATCGAGTTCGCCCAGCCGGTGACCGCCGACATGGACGAATCGTCAAACGCCATCGCAGCGCCGAGCGCCGCCACGTCGTCCATCGCCAACTCAGGCAGGTCGCTCTTGGGCATCGGCGGCAGGGCGGGCGCCTGCAGCGGCTTGCGGATCACCGTATTGATGGACTTCTGCGCGCCCTTGTCGAGCATCGCCTGCGTCACCGTGAACGGCCGCGCGGCCGCTACCGGCTCAGGCGCGGGCGTGTTGGCGAGCGCTAGAAGGCGCTTGAGCGTGCGGAACATAGTTCGGGTCCAGGAGAGCGGGGTTGATGATCATGGGCGGGCGGGACAATGAGAATAATTGGACCACGCAATCACACAGATTCGGTGATTTACTGCCGTCGGGTTTCTTCTCTATCAAGATCTTCCCAGCCTTCGACAAGCCATAGCACGGCTGGCTCATCTCTGTGACGAGCGCGTTCAGCTCCGGGAAGTCCGAGCTGATGGAAATGATATCGTCAGGATTATACGGCTGGCCTTTGATCGCGCGGTAGGTAGCCTGCAGCCTAAACCTCATAGCCCAAAAGTTTTGCGCCTTGGCATTCTCAAAAAAATCCAGGTTCTTGCGATCCGTATTCGGTACGGTGCGCTCAGGGTCCAGCACCGCGCCGCTGCCGCGATAGGCCGTGACGTGCAGAGGCTTCAGTTTCTTCGCCACACGAGCCTCGTTGATCTTGCGCGCATCCCCGCGCACGCCAGCGCCAAGCCCGTCGCCGTCGTAAACAAAGCCCGTCAACTTATTGAGATCACAGAGCATGAACGCTCGTTCAGTCGTGGCGTAGATATCGGACTCTTTGCCCGTCCAGCTTTCCGCGTAGGTCAGCACATTGCCATGCCGGATGCCAAAGGCGTTCTTGTCTGCGCCTTCGTCTGCCACATCCAATGATCCTCGCTTGGCACCGGAGGGTTCTATCCCTAAAACTTTGTGGGCATCCACGCAGGCTTGGACCCATATCGCTGGCAAACAAATCCCTTCTTGCGAGGCCGAGAAGTCGCATAGCACTTCTTGCTGCAGCGTAACAGGATCAAGTTCCAGTTCCTTTTTCTTGAACCACTCCATATCTTTGCGCGGATCATCGGTCCAGAGAAAATGGAATGTTGGTATCTTGCCGCCGCGTGCCTTTTGAGCGAATGGATTGGCGCTTCCGTTGACGCTAGACATATCAATCCTACAATCCGTAGTGGAGGCGAGTGCGGCATCAATCAATTGAGGGCGTTCCAGATGAGCCGCTTCGTCAATAATAAAAAGAGATTTGCGTCCGCCTCTGCCGATGGTGTCGCCAGCCTCCCCCGTCAAAGATGATCCCGTATCGGGGAACAGCATCCGCATAAATAGCGAATGCTTCTGCTCCTCCCACTTGCCGCGAAACTCAACCGGGAGATGTGCAACGAACTGCCGCGCCTTGTAGAAAATCGTGTCGGGATCGCCGCTACGATCCAGCTTCAATTCTTTGGCGCTGCCAACCCCGGCCATAAAGTTTTTGTGGAATAGCGAGAGTGTGCAGGCTAGCGCTACTGCGAGCCAAGTTGCTCCCACATCGCGAGACTTGACCACAATCCCAGGCTCGCCCTTCTGCCAGCGCTCCATCATCCACAACAAAAACTCTCTCTGCTTGGGGAACAGAACAAACGGCATCAGCACCGGCCGACCCGTACCAATATTGCGAGGGTCTAGCGTTACACCCCAATCATTGATGAAGTCGTGTGGGTTGGCCGTGTAATAAACGCGCAAAGCAGGTAGCAAATCCGGCTGCGCTCTAATTTTGTTCAGGCGCCTAATACGCTCACGAAACACCGCTGCATAGTCTGGGTTGCGCCAATCCATCAGATCGACCATCTATTGCCCTTGGACTGATTGTCAGCTCCAGGGATAACTTGCAAATTGTCTAAACAGTGGAGGCCGCAGACTAGCTTCGACTGAAGGGGAACGATGTGGTCTACATGATACGGTTTCCCTGTGAGCTCAGTAAGCAATTGAGCATGCACATATAGTTCCTGAACCTTAGTTTCCTCGAACCATCCCGGCAATGCCAGCGCTCTTTGTGTTTGATACTTTCGCGTTCTGGCGGCTACTTTCGCCGGATTTGCTTGTGCATACCTCTTGCCGCGCGCCGCCCATTTGGCTTTGTCTTTTTTATATCTCTCCCCCCATGTTCTCTTATGCCATTCGCTCCCTTTTTTATTGGCATGCTCACGGTTCGCGTAATACCAATTTAGGCGCTGCCTCTTGCGCTCATCCGATGAGCTGTAGGCGCGTCCCGCTGGGCTTGCGCGGTATTTGGCGTTGGCAATTCTGACGCTCTCGCGATTAACAGCAGCCCATTTGGCCTTGCATTCCGCTGCTTTTACTGGGTCTTTATACGGCATGGCGCGTCAATTATAGCACCGCGGCCATCAGCTGCGGCTCGGCGCGCAGCTTCAAGAGCCGCCGCGAGCGCTCGCGGAAGACGGAGGCGTAATCGGGAGATTTGAAATTAAAATCGATGGCAGCGACTCACTGCAACCACGCGGTAAAGCAGGCGAATACGATGATGAGCGCAAGCACGAGGAGCGCGGGAGTCCACAACGGCGCGAACAACAACCACCAAGGCCAAGGGAGGATCCCCGCCAGCTTCAGCGTGATAAGACCCAGGCACAATGCGCCGCAGCCAAGTCTCGCATGAGCTCCAAAAGTCATGGGTAGAGTTTCCTTTTACGCGAGGGATTGCAAGGTCGGCACCGCGATGACAGTGTAGCACTGCGGGTCATAGCGAACCGGCGCATCCCCCGCAAGGATCTGAAAGACGATCACGCGTAATTCGTTCGGGTGCGTCGGCTGCAAATTATTGAATGACGCGGCGATCGTTATCGAACTCGATGTCGAAAGTGGTCCCGCGATCGCTTGCCAGTCCTGTAATAGTACATTGTTCGTTCCGTCCCACAATCTCCAATTGACGCTCGTCGGCGTGTAGGGCGAGCCGGTCTCATCGATGTAGTTGATCGTCGCGTAACACTGGCTCAGCTGATTGACAGTGATCATGGGCGCTCAAGGATTGACGATAACGACACTTTGATCTGCACTCACAGCAATGACTGACGTCGCCTGCCGGATAGTAACCGCCGATTGATCCGATGTCACAGTGATTCGCGAAGGCGCGGGGAATGCCTGCCGAAAGAGCTCGCCCGTCGTAAACGTAGCGTCTTGGCCCGTCACAGCTAAGACTGATGTCGCGGCGATGCTCCCTGCGCCGAAGCTCGCGTGCTGCCCAGCCAGAAGCACGGTCGGTGTGGCCGTGAGGTTTCCAGGCAGCGCTGTCAACGACACGCCGCTCAGCGCCAGCGCCGGAGCCACGCCAAAGCTGCCCTGTACAAAAGCGGCACCTTGAGCCGCAAGCACCAGTGTCAACCTCGGCGCAAGTGATCCCGACGCGAAGGCGGACGCTTGGCCGGCGAGGGAAACTGTGACGTCGGCACCTGGGCTGACCGTCCCTGCAGCGAAGGCTGCCGCCTGGCCTGCCAGAGCGACCGTGATATTGGGAACTGCAGTCCCTGCGACGAAGGCGGCATCCTGGCCCGTCAATGGGACGCTGGGCGCTATCGCCAGGCTACCGGGCGTGAACGCTGCATCGCTTCCCGCGAGCGCGATCGACGCATTCGGGACAGGAGCGCCTGCGGTGCTTGTTGCGCTCTGTCCGGTAAGCGCAACCGATGCGTTAGGCGTGAGCGTGCCTACAGCAAAAGCAGCCGCTTGGCCCGTGAGCGCAATATTGTCGCTCTCGCTCGGACTGAGCGCACCCGTTGCGAAACTTGCGGCTTGCCCATTGAGTGAAACCGTAAGATTGGGCGATAGAGTCCCAGCGCCAAATACGGCGGCCTGCCCCGTGAGGGGGATGTTGTCCGATTCGCTTGCGGTGAGCGTGCCGACTGTGAAAGCAGCTCCCTGGCCCGTTAACGCCAATGTGGGAGTTGCAACGAGCGTTCCAGTTGCAAACGCGGCACCCTGGCCCGCCAGTGCCAAAGCTGCACTTGGCGAGAGTAGGCCGGATGCTGATGTAATCAGCTGTCCATTCAGACTGACGCTGACATTGGGCGTCAGCGCACCGCTTGCAAAGCTCGCCGCCTGCCCGGTCAGGGCAATGTTTTCGCTTTCGCTTGGACTGACTGTCCCCGCAGAAAATGCAGCGCCCTGCCCGCTCAAAGCCAACGCGGGAGCGGCAACGAGTGCGCCCGCTGTGAAGCTGGCACCTTGTCCCGTGAGGCCAATGGTGATCGAAGGCGCGAGGGCGCCGGCAGCTGAAACCAGATCGTTGCCCGTGAGCCCCAACGTCGGCGCGGCGGTCACGCTACCAGCGGAGAAGGCTGCGTTCTTGCCCGCCACGGCAATAGCCGTTGACGGCGTTAAAGTTCCTGAAGTTGAGACAACCGCTGCGCCGGCTAACGCGAGTGTCGGTGTCGCGATGATGCTACCAGCGGTAAACACAGCCGCTTTGCCTGTCAGTGCGAAAGAAGCGTTAGGTGTGATTACCCCGCTTGCAGACGTAATCGGCTGACCCGTCAGCGCAACTGTGACGGCGGCGGCGGCCGCCAGAGAAATCACAAGCCCTTCGTTATCGGTAGCGTCCCCAGTTTCAGTAGCTACAAGGTTTCCGGTGGCGCCCGCCCCGACGGCGTTCTGGTAAGCCATGTACCAAGAAGCGTGGGGAGTCGTCGCAATGTTGCTGACGCCCGTGGTGAACCCACTCGGTGCGGCCCATACGGGAGAGGTTCCGTTATCGTTGGACAGCGCGATGAAAATGAGATCATCGGCGGCGGCGGCCGTAACTCCCGTCAGCGTGACCGAAACGGGGCTGCTAGTGCCAGCCGTGCGCGTGTGGGCAAAGGCTGTGATCGGTGCCGTGGTATTACGACCCGACCACGCTCCACAATTCAGAAGCGTTGTGTTGTTGGTATAGACGTTCCACGTCACCGTGTAGGTCGATGGCTCGCTTGCCGCCGCAAGCTTCCAGGCCCACGCGATGATTGAATTCGGACCCTGTGCAGGTCCGCCGCCGCCGTTGTAATCGCCCTGCGTGAAACCGGAGGGCCATGTGATCGTATTGCTCGTGGCCGCGAAAATAGAGAGCGAGAGAATGACGATGTCGTGCAACGCGACCCCGGCGGGCGCATTGACCACTTGGGACGAGGTTGCATTGGCAACCGTGAAGGCACCGGCCGCGCTACGAAAAGCCATTAGAAGCCACACCCCGGTGCGCCGACTGGAGGACTCGCCCCGCCCCATGCACCCATGTCGGTCAACGCGCCGCCCACAACTCCACCGATACGACCGGGAGTTGAGCCTGAGGCGCTGCCTGCTGTTCCTGCCATGAGTTGAAACCCCAGGGGGTTCAGCGAAGTAGGACTCGTGAACGTGGGACTACCGATGGCGGAATGAGCATCGCTACCGTTCGCCGTGCGGAAGCTTGCCAATGACGAAAGCGCGGGCACGCCAGGATTGGAGTACGTGTTGCCGAGCGAGTCGGCTATTGTGGGGACCGCTCCTCCTGGGTCCCAAACCGAAACAACCAACAGGCAGTTATGCGCTGTGTTGTTGGAGCCAAATGCTTTGGCAATGGAAGCCGCTGCGCTTAAATTGAGCGCAGCGGCTGACTGGACAATGGACCCCGCCACGCTAGAGCGCCAGCGTGAAGGAGCGCATTAGGCCAACTGAATCAGCGCCGTCCCCGCCGCATTGGTCGGCATGGTGAGCGTGAAATTCCCCGCCGTCACCGTCTGACTTCCGAAGGTATACACGCCGATCGCGCGATTCGACTGCGTGCTGTTGTAGATCAGAACCGTATCAAATGCCGCCAGTGTGACCGTCGAATACACAAGCGATGCGGAGGGCGTCCAATAGCCTGTGGTGCCGCTCGTAGTGGGCTCTGTGGCGTTCGTCACGGCGATGCCACCCGCGCTGTAGCCCGTGCCGGATGCCTCGCTTGTCGCGCTGTAGGCGGTCGTCGCCGCCCCGAGTGAGCCTGAGGCTAGATACAGCGCCGCCTTCAGGCTGTCCGTGGTGGGCGAAGTCAAACTTGTGCGCGAAACAATCGTCACGGTCCCGAGTTGGTGCGCGCCGAGCATGACTTCGGCCTTGAATGAAGTTGCAAGTGCTTGAACGTTTGCCATTAGCTGATGCTCCCTAAAATGCCTTCGATGCCGATGCCTTCTTTCAGATGGACGTGCACCGAGCGGTGTACGATCCTGTCGTTCAGACGATATTCAATCGCCTCAGTGTGCTCGTGTTCGTTGTCAAACACGGCCAGATGCGGGCCGTCTAACTCGGCCTCATCCATCTGGATAATTTTACCATCCCCTAAGTCTACGTTGATCATGGCAGTCCCGATGAGCCAGAAGTTCATCTAACCCGACGACATCTAAAGTCGCCTGCCTCATTCACTGTGGCAACTGTAAAGATTCCGTCGGCCACAGCATACTCAGCCGTAGTGGCGGCTAGAGACTCACGAAACGTAGGAGAAACAAGGATTGGACTACTGGTCGCAGTCATCACATTCGCCGCCGTTTCAAGGTCACTATAGGAGCCCAGCGTCCCCACCGCAGTTGCCGATG